TCATGATTGTATCATTACCAAACCACTCTCTTTCTTCCGCCCAAGCTTTTGCTTTATCACTTGGCTCTTGTGCTTGAGGCTGAGTGATTGGTTGACTTGGTTGAGCTATTTGAGATTGGGATAAATACTGTTGATTTTGCTTTACATTATTTTCTTCAACCGCAAGTCTAGCTAAAATATCTTGAGCTTTGGCAGCTTTATCGTGATCACCAGTTTCTAGTGCATTTTTCAAAGCTATAGTAGCTTGTGTTCTTTGTGAAGATATCTCACCCTCTTTAGCACTAAATAAATTTTGGTTAGTATCTACCGCATATTTTTTTAGCTTATCATTTTCACTTTTCAACTCATTTGCCATATTGTAAGCAGAATCACTAGCTCTTTCAGCTTCACGCAAACGGCGAGTTAAAGTATTTATTCTTTTCTGTACCTTATCAGAATAACCCTCAAGCTCGCCTTCTGTCTCGGTAACTTCTTCCGTTTCAGAACTAACCGCTTCGGGTTCTTCAGTTTCTACAGCATCTTGTGGTTCTTCTACCACCTCTTCGATTTCAACTACTTGTTCTTCAGAACTTTCATTGGTATTTAACGCTTCTTCAGACATATTTCTCCTATACTGCAACGATATCGGTTGGATCGTGTATAGTTGCTATTACCTCATCATCGTTAATAATTCTGCATTCAGCATCATCACCAAGTTTGAATCTGGCACCAGCATAACGGCCAATCAATACCCATTGTTTTTCTTCACACCAAGGTATGTTATCGAACTTATCACCTTTGTAACAAAGCGGACCCATTTTTACGACATAAGCACAAACCGTTGATAATCTCTCTCGATCAACATGATCTTGTGTCAATACAATACCACCTTTTGAAACACCTAAGCCTGCAAACGGTAAAATTAACATTCTCCATCCTGTCGGATTAGGCATTCTTTCTAAGATTGATTTATCTAAAAGTGTTGGATCTAATACTTTAACATTAGGCTCCACATAAGCTTTGTCTAATTCTGAGCCTGTTTCTTCAACATTCTGAGAAATAGATTTATTTTCTGCTTCGATTTCTTTTGCTATATGATCAGGAATGACCACTTTGTTCGTCTTCGTCATCTTCAATAACTTTTCCTAGCAGCTCTCTTAATTCATTTTCTACTTGGACCAGAGCTGAATATTGTCCACGTAGAAACTCATATTGACTGATATCTTTAACACCTGCCAAAATAGTGTCCATTAAAGCTTGTTTTCTCTCTGCTAAATGTTGCAGCAGTTTTTCCCGTAACCAAAGTATTGACATTAATAAACGCCAGAAAACTTTTTACCGGATTCTGCAATACCAACACCTCTTGACTGACCAGAGCCCATACCAGGAGTTGCTTTAGTATTAACAGAAACTTTTTGTGCTTTTTTTAAGCTTACAGTACCTTTGTTAGAATAACTTTGTTTAGCATCCATAACTTTGGGTGTTGCAAGTTTAGAAATTTCTGTTTTCTTAATCATAATTGTTATTTATATTACTCTATTTTCTACTTAAGTCCATTAATTTGAGCTGTCTTTGTTGTTCTAGCCGATCTCTAGTAGTCTCATCCTTCATAACAGCTATATCTTCAGAGGTATCTATTCTTTCTCTATCAATTTGATCTCTTCTTAACGAGTCATTACGTTTACGCTCTTGGTCTTCCTTAAATTGTATCTGTTCTTGCGCTAATTCTTGTCCTTTTAGAGCTAATTCTTGCCTTCTAATTGTTACTAATGGATCTTCATCACTAGGATCTGAAACTTCTGTCGTGTATTGTTCAACTAATTGAGCAAAAATAGGAGCAGAGAACTGAGCTAAGATATCATTAGCCTGAAGTTGCATCATACTTGCTTCTTGAGCCGTTACATTTTGCATGCCTTGCATCAAACCTTGATATTGTTGTGCTAATTCAGGTGGTAGTTGTTGTTCTGCTAATATTTCAGCCTTCATTTGTAAGTGTTCCATAATATGTGCGTGGATAGCCGCTTGCACCATAGCATTTGTTTTTACTGGTTGAGTTTTTAGCAAAGATTTGTGTGCAATTATATGTGCATCATGATTTTGTTGTTTGAATGCTTGTACTGGTTGACCCATTAATATCATATTATTTTCAAAACCAGCTTCAACAGGTACTGGGGAGTTATTGGGAGGTGGTTTTAAAATACTATCTACATTATCTATACCAATAGCCTCATACATTCTACGATAAGCTTCATAAATACCATTAGCACCATGAATTTCTGGGTTCGATTGCACTAGTTGCATCATTTCTTGGGCCATAGCTATTCTTTGAGATGTTGAAAAAATATCAGGATTAGATACAGGTAGGATATCTACTCTGTCATCAAAATCTGTAGTTTTTATTTGTTTATTGCCACCTGATACTGCATACGGATAATCAGGCGGTAAATATTCTTGAAAAACATCAGCTAATAAAGCAAATTCTTTCTTTTGAGCATTATGTAATCTTTTATGTATAGCTGATAGGACTTTAGTGGACCTTTCAAGCAGAGCTAAAGTAGTACCAACGGGTGCTTGGGGATTGCCGGTGCCTACGTTTATTTCTGCAATAGAAGCGAACTTCTGTCCAGAATCCACTAACAGACCTAAAAGAGATAGTAAAGTATTGCTTGGTTCTTTGAATGGGAGCGGTTGAATTGATTCTCGTAATGAGCCTCCAGGGGCATCCACATCTCTGAACTCTCCAGGCTGGATTGGAGTATCTTCATCTCGAATCCTAATACCTCTTGTCTTAAACCCAGCAGGCAGGTTTGCAAGGGTACCTGCATCAATCAATTGCCTCAATATAGATGTGGATGCTTTAGATAAACCACCTATCATATGAGTTAAACCAAAACCATAAAAACCTAACCCAGGTAAAAACTTGTAATGCACAAAATACTCTATTTTATTTTTAAGTGGATCTCCTTCTTTAAAATTTCTTTTGATTGCTAACACTTTGCCACTAGCTGTATCTATAGTAACAATATAGGGTTGTTTAATACCTGTGGGTACACCGTTCTGGTCTAAATCTTCAAAACCCTCGAGTTCTAAATTTGTATGAACTTCATATAAAACAGCCACCTCTGTATCATCATAGGATGGACTTTGACCTGTAAGCTCATCTATTTCTGCTTGCACATCTGAATTGACTTCTGGATCTGCACCACTAGAAAGACTAATATCTCGATAGAAACCAGATGCTTGAAGTTTCTTCAGATCGTTTTCTGACATCTTAATAACGTTGGTAATACGGTTACAAGATTCTAATTCTGTAGTGTAGTAGGGTACGATTAAATCTTCAGGGGCAACAAATTTCGCTACTGCTCGCCCGATATTCTCATCGTAGTATATTTTTTTAAAAGCAGAACCTGCTAAAGGTAAATAAAATAACAGTTGATCAAGTTCTTCATCGTACTCATCCATCTTGTGTACGATTTGATAATTCATAAATTCTTGCACTCTCTGAGCTTGGGCTTCTACATTTGCATCATAAGCTCCTACTACGGAAGCTTTTACAGGGCCGTTGGCAGGCAGTAATTCTTTGTAAGCTTGCGCTTGAAATTGGGTAACGGCTTCACCTAGTAAAGGATGTATGACACCAGAAGCTCCTTCGAAAGGTTCTGATCTATCCTCATCGAATTTCATGCCTAAATATTTTAAGCCATCCATATAAGTTTTTTCCCAGTCTGATCTAGATGATTTATCTTTTTCTATACTAGCAAGTAAATCATCAGCAATACTATTAAGAGTATTACCGTCTAGAGCTTCGGCTAAATTATCTGTACTCATATCTGGCCTAGGGGGTTCTTTGAGAACCGCAGACCCGTCTGGCATAATTTCGAAATCATCCTCTGCTAGCTCATCTGCAAGTTCGAAAACTTCTTGTGCTTCTAATTCTAGTTCTGTTGTTGGTTTATCAGGATTGACTGCTTCTATAGATTTGTCGATAGCCATTAGTGCACTCGCTCCACTTCTAATAGATCAACTAAGGGAAATAGTTCGCCTACTAACTTCAGGTTTAAATCTTGGGCTTGGGCGTTGGCTTCATTAAGGTCATTAGCACATATTAAAGGACCATCTTGAGTCACGCCATCTTTGATATATTCAGTCAAATAAAATTGTAACATGCTAATAATATACTCTTTTTATTGGGGCTTTGTCTTCATCTTCATAATCTGATCCTAAAGAAATCAAACCACCTTCTCGAAAGCGCATCAAAGCTTGGGTCATTGTATCACACAAATCATCGTGTGCACCAAATGGGAAAGCAGCGCACTCTTCAATCATATCTTCGGCAAAACCTTTTTGTGGTGCCCAAACTAAACCTGATTCAAACATAGGAGCAACGGCATGCATACGGGAATGTTTGTCATGTCCTCTAGTTGGTGAATAATTCACAACTGGTATCCCTAACCGTCTGAGCTCATGTGTTAGAGGTGTGCCCGAAGCTTTAGCTTCAATTAAAACCATATCCGGGTCCCAATAACGGTATTCATCTTGGGCTATTTTTTTGAGATCTGGAAAATCCCAACGCCCTTTTTGACAATCCAAAAGGATAATTGAATCAGGGGCATCATCAGATGGCCTAAACACACCCCAAGTAGATATGGCACTAAAGTCGGCGGACTGTTTTTTGGAAAAGGCTGTATCATAAGATTGTATAATATATTGGACCCCAGGCAAACCATCGTGTTCCCAAGGATTCCACCACTCTCTTTTAATAATTGAACCCTCTTCGGCAGTCGGGGTTTGCATCCATTGGGCATTCCATTTAATACTAGGTAATGAAGCCTTAACACCTAATAGTTC